TGAGGAATTGCGTAACTTGGCCAAAGACCTCAATGTGGTGTTTGTGACAGCGTCGCAGTTGAACAGCTCGGATGGGGACGAAATTGAGTTCGACCACAGTCATATTTCAGGTGGTATATCAAAAATCAATACAGCAGACAATGTGTTTGGTATCTTTACAAGCAGAGCCATGCGTGAGCGTGGGCGTTATCAAATACAGTTGATGAAAACTCGTAGTAGCAGCGGTGTGGGTATGAAAGTGGATCTAGAGTTTGATATCGAAAGTCTGCGCATTAGGGATCTAGCACAGGATGAAGGCTATCAAGAATTCAAAAAACGCGCACCCAGTATCTATGAGTCAATCAAGGCCACCAGCAAGGTCAGTGACGCCGAACCCAATGCTACCACGCCTGATCAACCTGGCAAGATCACTGCTGATGTGCAGAGTGCCAGACTCAAACAACTGTTGGGCACATTAAAAACTGGTAGTTAGGTAGTCGTGTATGTCAAGGCTGCGCACTTCGCGGCGGTTGCAGTGTAGGTACTGACTGCCATCACGACTTTTGACTTCGCCTTGACCCAGGATCACTGAACCGGATCCATACTTGACGGGACGATCCACCACAAGATCCACATACTCACCTTCACCCACACCCAGGGTGATAAAGTGAATGTACTTCTTTTGATCCGATCTAAACACACGACTGTTGGCCACTATGCCAGCAAACTCATAACGATCTAGATAGAGATTCTTCACGCCCATGTTGGGCAAAAAGCCCGGAGTGTTCCATGCACCCGATTCGCTGAAAGATTGCACAGGGTCTTCGGTGATCCAGTTGTCAAAGCCCAGGTCGCGTAGATCCCAACCGGCGCGTTTGGCTTCGTTACGATACACCCATTTGGCATAGCTACCTTGACAGTGCAGCAGTGCTGCCCGCCAAAACTCTCTGGGGTTATGTGCTTTTTGATAGGCCAAGGCCCAGATCAATCTACCAAGATTCACAGCATGAGCACGGCACAGGCCAAATCCACTCAGGGCCTGCATTTCAATCTGTATGGCATCACGGTCAGGATGATCACCCAAACGCCGCATAAACTCCATGACCTTTTCTTCGTTCTTCTTGGCAAAGGCTCGCCGATACATGTCGGCTTCGTAGGCATTGACACCAATCAGTTTCATGATCTTTTCAATGGCATCATCCTCGCACACAATGGCTCGTTGCTTGGTTGACTGTGCAGTCCAGTCATGGAACCACGAAGCCTTGCGGCGGCCTTCAATGGCCACTGGTCGCACCAGGGCTGTGGCAAACACACAGTCCTCGACCGATGTGGGCTTGATAGCGCGGAACAGTCTGCGCATGGCTGGTGATTCACCCTGTGTTACACCCAACACATCACCACGACTCAGGAGATCTGCAGTGGCTTCGTCAGTCTTGGGATATTCATGTAACATCCTTGTGGCATCAATTTCCATGAGTTGGCTCAGCCCACGGTTGGCCAAGATATCCACTTTGAGATGTTCAAGATCTTCCACTTCGTGTTTGTCCAACAGTATTAGATTGTCTTCTCTAAACAAACTGCGTGGCAGTTGTCGATCAAACACAATAACTCCACCGCAGTGTTTGCTGAGACAGCGTTTTTTGCCCATGAGTTTTTTCTCTATGCGCTGGGCTTCATCAACATCCACACCCAAGCGACCATAGTCAATCTCCCTAGGCAAACGACCCTTGGCACCCAGTCTACGGGCAGCCTCTCGCCGCGCACTTTTTTCTTTGTACATCACATAGTTTGATATTCTAGCAGTGCGTCCAGGCCAAGCGTCAAATATGCGTTGCATGGCCAGTTCCTGACTGTGGTGCGGCACATCAATATCCACATCAGGCAAGTCATCTCTCAAGGGATTGAGAAACCTGGCCAAGGGTATGTTCCATTCAATGGGGTCCACATCTGTGATGCCCATGAGATAGCACACCAAACTGGATCCTGCAGACCCACGAGTCATGTGTGGTATGTCTCGGTTGAGGTCCAGAATGCGCCGTATCTTTAAGAAGTATTCAGTGAAGCGTTGATTGAGTATGACTTCAAATTCTTCAACCAAGCGTGATTGGTAAGGTTCAGTACTGGGACAAGGTCGCCTAAATTCAGCCATGAGTGATTGTATTTGCTCTAATTCGGATGCCATAATGTGCCTTAAGGAGAAATTATAGGATATTTAAGTGGGTAGCGAATTCCAAGTAAATATTTCCATGATATCTGCCAAACTGCAAATTCGGCAACTTTTAGAACAGTCAAAAATTAAATCATGAACAAATATTGTGCCGATTTACAAGGAGGCATGTGGTTACAGTACAGTACCTCTACAAGTTCTTGGTATGCCAAACCCTGTTGCATGTATCAAACAAGATATCCTGTGACAGCAAATATCAATCAGGAATTTTGGCAGAATTCAAAAATAACACAACAGAGAAAAGATAATCTTGCTGGCAATGAATTGCCTAACGATTGCAGTTGGTGTAAAAACACTGAACAGCAAGGAAATTACAGTCGTCGCCAGGCCTTTAATGATCGTCTTGGCACCGAAATGCAAATGCCAGAATCAGTGATTGAAATAGACATACAATCTGATTTTTCGTGTAACCTGGCATGTAGAATTTGCGGCCCTGAACTCAGTACACTATGGCGCCAAGTTGATCCGCAATACAAATTAGCCGACAAAAAGTTATCAATAAAAGCCAAAAATATTGATGTGTTGGAATTATTAAAAACCGTTCCAACGCACAGCATTAAACAAATACATTTTCAGGGTGGTGAACCTTTGTTGTCAAACACTCATGTACAGATACTTGAACAACTACAACAACAGGTTGATGTGTCTCAATTGATAGTATGGTATCACACCAATGGAACTCAACGAGTCTCAGACCGAGTATTAAAGTTTTGGGAAAATTTTAAGGGTATTGAAATTTATTTCAGTATGGATGACTTGGGTGTTAGAATGGAATATCAACGCTGGCCTGTGCAGTGGAAAGATCTTCATGATAATGCACTATGGTACAAAGAAAATCTACCACACAATGCTTTACTATATGTAGAGCGAACAGTTGGAGTACTAAATGCATTTTGGGTTGACGAGCTAGAAAAATGGCATCAACAATATTTTTGTCAAAGCAAGTACGGAGATCAAATTTCATTAAATTATCATACATGCGCTGGTACCTATTCATTACAAGCAACAAGTGAATTATACAAGCAAGCAGTCTTAAAAAAGTTTGACGAGGACCATTGGGTACACAAAACCTTTAGAAATCTACAAACCGATCATAATACTGAAATCAGTGCATTATTTCAGCATTTAAACAGGCACGATCAGCTGAGAAATCAAAGCTGGAAATCTGTGTACCCAGAATTTGTAGAATGGTACCCTGATTATGCTGTGTAATGCACTCATAGACCTATACAAATCCAATAAATACTCTAAAGGTTTGTACTAAAATGCAAAAGAAAACCCGCAGTTTATTAGAAGAATTGGATGCCATGTACGTCCAACGCGAGCAAGGCCATGTGATTGAAAGCCGTGCCAGCAACATCATTGCCAGTGCTATACGCCTGCTGGAGCAGATTGATCAGCACTATACTCCTGAGCAAGCTGAGAATTTGCAGCGTAAACTGCTGAATGCTATCAAACTGCGAGATCCAGGTAAGTTTACCCGCACTGTGAGAAAAACTGATGCAAATTCATGAGATATTTTTGGGCAAATCAAAACTGGTAGAAGCCCTGCAGCCCATGGTGGCTCCAGAGGTGCAAAAAGTGTTTCAGCGCAATCCTAGAATCAGTGGTCATCAACTGGGGCGACAGATAGCCAGTTTTGCCAATGGTAAAAATCTACCCAAAAACATTTACAGCCAGTGGGCTGCTATAGACAAACAAATCAGTGACAGTCTATCTGGTAATCCTGCCAAGTTAGAAAATTACAAAACACGCAGCGACCCTACATACCTACGCGAACTAACAAAGTTTGTGAATGGCAATTTGTTAGATGGCATTCCAGAAATGCAGGTGTTAAATCGTGATGAGATTTTACAAACCATCAATCAAATCAGCCAACCAGATAATACTGATCGATATGAGTTGGTTCAAACACTGTTTCAGACTCTGGTGGATCTATGTATTGAAGCACAAACTGACTTTGTACTAAAACAAATTCGCACACAGGCAGAGCGACAACAGGCCGCTGCTGTGGCAGCAGAACAAGAAGCCCAACGACAAAGAAACTTTGCCACCACTGTGGCCATTCGCAACAAACAACGTGCTCAAGCAGCGGGCATACCACCAGGTGTATAATGTATAAACCACTCTACGAAGGCGGCAATGTGTTCAAGGACAGCAAAGGTCAGCCTGCCACACAACGTATCAATCAGACTGACATCAAGCCCACCATTGCCTGGCTAGATCAAATGTTACCAGACTTGAATCTTATGGACAATATGTTGGGATCCACAGGTCTCAAACCTACGTCGGGTGACCTGGACTTAGCCATTGATTCCAATCGATTTAGCAAAGACCAATTGGTAGCAGCACTCACCAGCTGGTGTCGCAGCCAAGGCCTCAAACCTGAAGAGTGGATCAAGAAGTCCGGTATTTCGGTACATTTCAAAACACCCATCACAGGTCGTGCCGACCATGGCTTTGTACAAACCGATTTCATGTTCTTGACCAATGTGCCATTTTCCAAGTTTATCCTGCGTCCAGATGTGAATTCGAAGTATCAAGGCGCCTTACGCAATATCATGATAAACTCAATGGCCAAGAGTCTAGGTTACAAGCTGAATCAAAACAGTGGCTTGGCCAATCGTGAGACCAATGAAATCATCACCGACAATCCCGATGAACTAGCCAAGCTACTGCTAAACAAAAAAGCCACTGCCAAAGACCTAGGCAGTGTAGAATCTATCATGGCTGCTCTAGCTAACGATCCCAAGCGTGAAGCCAAGATTGCAGACTTCCGTGAGCACATGGCCAGAGAAAAAATTCCGTTTGAAGAAAGCCTGGAAGAAACTGAAGTTAATTTTCTTGCACGCCTGCGTGATAGAATTGTGAACCAAGGCATGTACATGCTGATTGAAGGCAAAGATCCACGCATTCCTCATTTGGAGGATCTTGTGTTTGATCGTGGCACCGCTGGCATCAAAGAAGCCTTAAAGATTGTGTCGGATGTAGCAGCCAACACAGCCAAAACCACCACAATCAAGTGGGATGGCAAACCTGCTATCATATTTGGTCGCAAGCCCACAGGTGAGTTTGTGCTTACAGACAAGTCAGGATTCACAGCCAAGGGCTATGACGGCTTGGCCACCTCACCTCAACAAATTGCAAAAATAATGAGCATGCGCTCAGGCGACCGCAGCGAGCTGATTGACATATACGCCAAATTGTTTCCTCTGCTCAACGCCGCGGTGCCTAAAAATTTCCGTGGCTATATCCTAGGCGACTTGTTGTATACTTCAACACCTCCTGAAGAGTCTGGTGCCTATGTGTTTCGTCCCAACTATGTGGAGTATCGTATACCCGCTACCAGCGAACTAGGACAACGCATAGGCAACAGCCAAGTGGGTGTGGCCATACACACTTACTATGAGGATCCAGATTCGCCAGCAGTGGCTATACAGAATGCTGATCTTAAAAATGTTCCAGGCTTACTAATTGTAGAACCCACAGTGAAGAACATGCAGAATGTCAAGCTCAATCGTAAGCTAGTGAATGAACTCAAACAACTGGTTGCAGAACATGGTCGCAACATCAATCAGTTTTTCAATCCTGCCGAGTTGCGAGCACAAGGCATCACAGACTTGCCTGCGCTGTGCAAGCAGTACATAAATTCACGAATCAACACCAACTTTGACAACTTGTTGCCAGACTTTGGCGCATGGCTACAGCAAAAGGTCACACCACGCAAGTACAACAACATCGTGGAATATGTTCAGAGTCCTAGATCCAACATGGATGGTATCAGTGCTGCCTTTACAGCATTCTTGGCCCTGCACGATTTGAAGCTGGATCTATTGCAGCAGTTGGATCGTCAGCAGCCCGGGCAAGAAGGTTGGGTCATGGCCACAGACGCAGGCCGTGCCAAACTAGTAAACCGCTTTGGTTTCAGTGCTGGTAATCGCGCACTTAATAATCCCGAGTTAGTATGATCATAGAAGGGGCCACAATACAAGGCACTGCACTCAATGCCCTGGCAGCACCGCCTGCTTATGGAACCACAGTGGCCTGGACCAGTGGCACCTATTTTGACAGCTACTCATCACAGACCAGTGCTACCTCAGATCTAGCAGCCACAAACTGTACCTGCTATCAATTATACTATTGTTGGAATTCAGTTCAGTTGGTGTTGAACAGCACAGTGGGAGTGGCTGTTACCACCAGTGGTACCAACACAGTGACCACGTGTTATTCTAAAAGTAACTCCACCGGTGGAGTATTGGGAGATTTTGGCGCAGTCAGCAACATTGGCACCGGCAGTGGCTCCTACACCGGCGGCACATTAAATGAGAACAGTAAAATAACACCTTCTACCATAACCATACCGGCAAATGTGTACTTTCTTTTAGGCATATATAATGGTCCTTTTTATCGTGCCTGGCGAACCCTGGGTGCAAATCGCACGGCCTATGTGGGTGCAACTCCCTATGTCACAGCCGTCAATACCATATACTATACCCCAGCAATACAGAATATATATTCCCCACTGTTACCTAGCCAATTTGGGGGTGCATTGCCCAGCACACAGTACAACGGTTATATGTCCGTGATCAGCTTGAAATTCACAGTGGTTTGATCGGGCTAGACCCTGGATTTTGACCAATCTCATAAATAAGTGTAGGGCGATGAGCCCACTTAATTAAGGAGAAGTACAATGGCACAATTTACAAAAACCAACGGTACAACCCAGCCAGTATTTGCGCTGGATGTAGCCAACGGTAGTATTTCGGGAACAGCAAACATTGCTGCACAAGGTCCAGTTCAACCACAGGGTCCAAAACTAGACTTTTTCAGCCTAATTGCTAACGCTTCGATCGCTTCAGGCGGCAACGTTAACGGTTTCGTTAACAACACACTGCAAAGCATTCAACAGATTGCTACAGTTGCAATGTATCAAGTTGGTCTAAACCAGCAGACTTTGAACCTCGCAATTTATCCTTGCAATGCTTACACAACCACAACACTGGTTGCTGCTGCACAAGCTGCTAATTCTTCAGGCGGTCTAACAGCAGTGGGTTGGCCCACCGGCAACGTTTGGGCAAACGCAATGTTCACAAGCCTAGTAGCCTAATAGTTACTGACTTAACTCAAAAAACCCTGGACATAATAATCCAGGGTTTTTTGTTGGCTGTAAATAACCTGCATGAAGATTTATTGTGAAACTGTCTTTGATATTACTGCCACAGGTGTCACAGGACGCTATAGAGCCACTAGATTGCCATTTAAGGATCGAGCCGGTACTATCATTGAAACTGAAGATCACTGGAACCGCAGTAGAAATCAACAACGCAATTGGGAGAGCATAACGCAGGTGTTAGGCCTACGCACGCAGGCCTTGAATCTCACGGATCCTATGCGTGAAGATCAGCGTTGGTATTTTACATTTGAAATCGAAGCAGACAGTGTGTACGGCTCTGTTGATCAGCCGTTTGAGCTTTTATACTCTGACTGCGAAGGTGTTCCCATGATCCTAAATCTAGATGAAACTGGTGTGACCACCCCGCTGTTATGCACCAACGGTGCAGATCAAAACATTTGGTTTCGAGAATTACCTATAAATAATTGATCATGGTTGAGCCCACAGACATTGAAAAGAAAAGCCTAGAAGCACACGTTGAACTGTGTGCCGAACGGTACAATGCTCTCGAAAACAAACTAGAACACGTGGATCATAAGATCAGCAAACTAGAAACTGTGATGCAAGAAGTGCACGAAATGGTGCACAATATTCAGCAAAAGCGCAGCGATCAAATCATTAGCTGGGGCATAGGCATCATTGGCGTACTTGCTGCCACCATTGGTTACCTAATTACACACTACGTTTTTCGATGAACCGAGACCGAGCC